CGCTCCCAAAACCAGCGGAAGGCTTTCACACTGGGGGCTTCGTTGCCGATTTTAGCCTTCGGGCCGCCGTGGAAGAACACGCCGCGGCGAATGAAGCCGAGATAGCGGTAGTCGTTGCAATTGTCGGGACCGACCAGGCAGCTGACAAAATGCATGGTTAGATTGTCTTCCGCCACCCGCACTTTGTAGGTGAAACGGACGTTGGTTTTTAGGCTCTGCAACGTGAAAATGGCGTTGCCAGCGAGCGCGAATTGCGCCGGATTGGGAATTTGCATTTTGCACCTCATCAACGCCCTTGGCGGCGTCAGTTACCTATCTAGTCCTAGCGTTGGGACTAGTCAAGTGATATTTCAGTATTCCGACATGGATTCTCGCGGTCGGCCGATCATCCCTCAACCAGCAACCGAGTCGCGGACAATCCAGTTCGGGGAATGGACATCCGCCGATGTGGCCGCAGTGTTCGTTCTTGGGCCCATAGCGAGGTTCGTCACGCGGCGCCCACTGCCGGTTGCGCATGGACGTCATCGCATCGTCCTCCGCGGTTTGCGGCCCTCGCGGCCTTTTTCTGCTTCTAAGAGGCGATTGACGATATCTTGATTGATATATTTTTCGCCGAAAGCGTCGGGGCCGAGGGCGAGAAATTCGCGGGCGATGTCCTGGTAGACGGATTTGCGCCGCATGTTCTCGGGGTGGATTTCGGGCGGCTCGGGCGGCAAGGCGTTGCCATGCTCGTCGCGGCGGACAAGCTCGGGGCGTTTCTGGCCTGGCTTGCGTGGCGGCCGGTTGAAGCTGAGAGCCTCGCAAATTAGGCTCACGGTGGTGTTGTGGATGCCGAAGGCTTCCGCCACGAGGCCACGTGAATAGCCCCAGTAGAGGGCGTAGAACACGCCGCAGCGCTCGGAATAGGTGAGGCGGCGGTTCGCCTGGGGGTGCTCGATCAGATAGCGGCGGACGTTGTCTTTCAGTTGATTGGTTGCATCGTTCATGGAACTCGCCTCTTGGTTGCAAGTCGCAATGCGGCATTGTAGAGAGGCATGCAAGTCGCAATGCGGCATCGTAGAGAGGCATGAAAATCGCTCTTTGTAAAGTGCTTTTTCTAGGCGAGCGGTTCTCCACGCAAAGGCATTACGCGCGTGAGAGGAAAAGCCTTTTTGGCCGAGTACTACATAAATTTTAGTGTAGAATAGCTCTGCTCGCGCCTCGCGCGTAAAGGGTTTGCGCGGCCAGTCTGAAACCTAGAATCAGCAGTGTTGCGATGTTGCGAAGTACACAATCACTCGGAGGCCAAAACCTTCTAAAGGGAATCGCTGTAGAAGAATGCCAGAGTTTTGGGCGCCCGTCCAGATGATCGTCTTTTCAGTGTGTTCTCCAGAACGCCGACGCAAAAAGGGCGCCCGAGGCGCCCTAGATGTATCCCGCGGCTAGCATGGTGACCGCGAAGAGGAGCGCGAGGGCGATCATCGCAGCACAAAGCCCGACTTGGTCGCTTTGGCTTTGGCGCCCTTTGGCGACAGCCAAACGACTCCGAACGGGTCCAGGTGACGCAAATCATGCTGATCGCCGTCGACAGTCGGATAGCCTTGCCAAGCGGCCGGCCGCGGCAAGGCAGACACTACAGCGACGTTGCCGCCGGCCGCGAGCACCTCGAGGCATTGCGCCTCGTTGGTTTCCGAGCGGGAGAAGGTCAGGTGATAATTGGCCGGCAGCTGACCGCGCGCATGGGCGAGCGCGCGCTTGACTGACTTGGTGTAGTCGACGAACTGGATGTCGGGGAATTGCGCCACCAATGAGAGCTCGCCTTGAACGTGCAAGCTTTCCCAGGCGATGTCGGTCGCGCCGTTCATGCGCACGCAAAGCTTTTGCTTAGCGCGGGCGGCCGCGGCTTGCGCGCGGCGGATATGGCGCGCGGCGTGGGTCATGAACGCCTTGCGGTCGTGCATGAACCATTGCGCCTTGGCGATGCGCGACTTGAGCACGGTTGGATAGAGCGCGGCGTTGCCGCTAGTGACGCCTAGGCACAACGCAATGCAGCCGGGTGATGCGTCGGGGCAAAGATTGCCGACTCCGGCGAGCTTGTGCGGGGCCATATAGTTGATAGCATTCAGCCAGCCGAGCTTTTGGGCTTTAATGGCTTTGGGATTGTCGAGGGAGAAGAAGTGAGAGAACATTGGCTTGGACTCCAATGATGCATGATTGCACCGCCTTGCTCACGCTGCGGCGTGAGCAATGCGCTGCAATCAAAAGAGGCGATTGTGATCAGCGATTCTTTGTTCGCGCGTGCGATAGGGCGCGTTGAAACCTTCCGCATAGCCTTGCAGAATTAGGTTCTGATGTTCGTTGAAGAGTGCGATTGCCTCTTGCCGATCAGCTGGCGTGAGCGGCCGCCGCTCACAAACGCGTTCGGTTTTGGCTTCGATTTCGGCTAGCTTGTCATTGATGGTCATGGCTTGGACTCCAGAGCGCGCACACCGCGCATAGTTAACTATGTAGTCCTAATGAGCGCGTCCGTCAAGGGCTAGTTGCGGAATTACTTTGTTGCGATGCTGTTGCGCCGGCGCCGCTGATCGGCGGCAACGCCTAGAGAAAGCTGCTGTTCTCATGTCCCTCACAGGGACGCGAGGGTCGCGTCGCGTCCTCGCACATAGGGTAAGTCACTTTGACAAAGGGACTTCGAATCGCATCGAGACGCAGTGAGTCCATCAGTATGATGGACTCAACGCGATGCAACTACGACGCGCGCATGCGACGTCTGAGTTGCACCTTCGACAAAGCCGAAGCGTATATCCTGCTGTACTGAGGAACCCCCTCCCAGTGGGGTGGTCTTCAGGACCGGGACCGGGAGTCCCCCCGATTGCGCTATGAGCAAAATAATATTACACTTCAAATATGTCACACCTGACGCTGGTAGATCCCGGCAACGACGACGAGTTCATTCCCTTGCCGATCTATCCTTGGGATGAGCGTCCTCGCACGCTGCCGCTCGATCACGACGAGTGCGCCACCGCCATTCATCTTGCTCATGGCGAGCTCGTCCGGGCGGCGGCTTTGATCAAGGTTCCTCTTCACCGTCTCACCCGGTTGGTCAAGCAGAGTCCTCGTTTGCAGCGCATTCACACGGAATCCTTCGAAGCTGCGCTCATTCGCGCCGCCGCCGTTCCGATTGACACTCTGTTCGACCCGGCTTCGGATCAGCGGGCCAAGGAATGGGCCAGCACAAAAGTTCTACAGAGTCGTCTGGCCCAGGGTCATCCTCTTTCTCCCGCTCCGCCGGCTTCGATCCAGTCCACGTTGACTGTCAGCCCGGCCCAGCGCACCATCACCTTTCGCTGGCGCACGGATGCGGACGATGAGGTGAGGGATGACTGACGAAGTCGTTCTGCCTTACAAGCCGCGCCGTCATTTCGTTCCGCTGCACCAATCCGCCAAGCGTTGGAAGTTTGTCGTCGCCCATCGAAGGGCCGGCAAGACGGTGGCGCTGGTCAACGCGCTGATCAAAGCCTGCCTCGACAATCCGCGCGCCGATCCGCCGCCGCGTTATGCCTATGTCGGTCCCTCTTTCGACCAGACCAAGGATTTGTGCTGGAATTACTTAAAGACCTACACCGCGCTGGTTCCGGAGACTCGGCCGATCGAAGGCGAACTCTCGGTGGTTTTCCCTGGCGGCGGCACCATCCGGTTGTATGGCGGCGCGCTCGCTTATGAGCGCATGCGCGGTATTTATCTCGATGGTTGTGTGCTGGACGAATATCCGCTGCTCAACCCCAGCGCCTTTACCTCCGTGGTTCGACCGGCGCTCGCTGATTATCGCGGTTTCGCCATTGTTTCCGGCACCAGCGCCGGCGACGATCACTTTCACAAGCTCTATTTGAAGGCTCAAGATGATCCGTTGTGGGATTGTTTCGACATCAAGGTCACCGACACCGGCGAGGACGCGCTTCCCTTGGAGGAAGTGCAAAAAATGCGCGAGGACATGAGCCCGGACGAGTTCGCCCGCGAGATGCTGAACTCATTCGAGGCTCCGGTTGAAGGCGCTTATTACACCGAGGCTCTCAACGCGCTCCAGCTCGCTAACCGCGTCACCAAAGTCAGCGTCGATCTGAATACCGACGTGATCACGTCCTGGGATTTGGGCATCCGGCATTTGCAATGTGTGTGGTTGTTTCAGCTTGCCGGCCGCGAGGTCCATTGGATCGATTACATCGAGGGTTCGGGCAAGCGGCTCAGTTATTATTCGGACCTCCTGCAGCTGAAGGCCCGCACCGGCGGTTTCGCCTACCGCGCCCATTTGTTGCCGCACGACATCGAGGTGCGCGAGCTCAGCACAGGTTTCTCTCGCAGGCATGAGCTTTCCGGTCTGCTGCCCGAGCCGATCATCAAGGTGCCGCAGCATTCGACCGAGGACGGGATCACCGCGACTCGGGGCATGCTTGGCGTGTCTTGGTTCGACGCCGAAGCTACGCGAAAAGGGCTCGCGCGTTTACGTTCTTACCGGCGCGGCAAGTCGGGCGCCGCGATCGCCGACGAATCGGAGGACGCCGCCGACGCCTTTCGCACCGGTTGCGTTGGCATTCCCTTGGTCAGCGGCAGCTTTGGCAAATACGGCGCCCAGGGTCGCTTAAGGCGGCGATTGCGAGGACTGGTATGATCGGCGATCCTGAGTTTCTGAGGATGGTTGATGAGGAGATTCGTTTAATAAAACGGGAGTGGTGGCGGCTATATGTTGGGATGGCATGTTTGTTTTTTGCTTTGATTATCATGTGGCTGGTATGATCGGCAATCGATACCTAACCGATCCTGATTTCAATCAGCTTGAAACTCTTCCCGGTCAGGCGCATTTTGCTCTGGCGGAAAGCGAGCATACTTGTCGGGAATGTGAGTCATGGGCGAATCAGAGAGGCGAGAGGGACGGGATCGGGCTGTTGAAGGAAGCGCGCTGCCGGAAGGCGCCGCGGTGGATGAATCTGCCGCCGATTTCGCACGGCGCGAAGATTTGCCGCCACTTCATTCCAAGTTCGAATCCGCCGACAGTCTAGATTTGCTGGCGGCTTTGGACGAGCCTGAGCTTCTGGTTCGGGCGTTGAAGAAGCTTGCTGATGAGCGACGAGGGAAAGGCTGGGCGGTCGTCAAAACTTGGGCCGGCTACACCGAGGAGGCGCTTCGGATCGCCAACGAACCTGGTCCCAACCGGCCTGCCTGAGTTGCCCCTAGATATAGACGTGGAGTAAGGTCCGCTCGGGTGTGTCAACCGGGCGAACGCAATGGAGCGCATATTCGCGCACTTTAAGGACTCGACGAGTCCGAGCAGCGCCGCCTACGATCCGCAAGATCCGGAAAGCTATGACACGTACATCCGCGCCATGATGACGGATTCGGTCGATTACGAAAACGCCTTTCTTCAAGTCGATAGAAACCAATCCCAATTATACTATTACGGCTACGAGCCATGGATTGGCCCTTACAATCCCGGCGCTCCCTACATTGGCGAAGATCCCAACGCCACCTTGGGAGAAATTCTAAACAAGGACAACGAGAACCAGCCTAATCGCTCGACCTACGTCTCGACCGACGTCCGCGATGCGATCATGATGATGTTGCCCTCGCTCATTCGTTTGTTTGGCGCTAGCGAATCGCCGGTCTTTCTGGTGCCGCGGACGGAAGCTGAATCGGACATGGCCGAGCAGGGCACCGATTACACCAATTATGTGTTTTGGAATGATAATCCCGGTTTTCTGATCCTCTATGGCGCGATCAAGGACGCTTTGACGGTCAAGGCTGGGTTCGTCAAGTGGTGGAGCGAAGACTTCAAGGAGGTCAAGCGCAAGAAGTTCCTCAACGTCACCGCCGAGCAGTTGCAGATGCTGCTGAGCGAGAACCCTTCCGCCAAGATTCTCGAGATCGGTAAGCCGATGCCTCCTTCGGGCGCACCTCCGCCAGGTCCGCTCGCAGCTGGCGGTCCTCCCGGTCCGCCAGGGCCGCCGGCTAGCGGTCCACTCCCCGGGCCGCCGGCTGGCGGGCCGCCTCCCGGTCCGATGGCTGGCGCCCCGCCGCCGCCGATGCTGCCGCCGTCGCTGATGCAGCCGCCGCCGCCGGTTTACGATCACGCGGTGGTCGAGTTTGAGGTGTCGAAGCCTCTGGTTAAGATCGCCGGCGTGCCGCCGGAAGAGATGCGGCTCGATCGCTACGCGCGCACTTGGAAAGACAGTCGCGTTATCGGGCATCAGCGGATTGTGCCGGTCGATCAGCTGATCGCCATGGGCTACGATCGCGAGCTTTGTTTGGATCATGTCCAAACTTCGGAATCCGCTTTCACCACTGAGCCGCAGTTGCGCAATCCCGGCCGGTTCATGGGCACGCGCTTGGGTGATGGGGTCAAATACGGCGAGTGGTATATAAAAGTAGATAAAGATGGGGATTCCGTTCCAGAGCTTAGGTATATTTGCACATTTGGCGATGAGAACGTTGTTGTAACTGACGAATATGCAAATAGAGTTAAGATGGCGGTTTTTTCTTGTGACCCCATTAGCCACACCGTGATCGGCGATAGCCTGGCGGATTATACGGAAGACATTCAGCGTATTAAAACAAATATGATGCGGGCTATTTTAGACAGCGCCGCGGAGTCTATTAACCCTAAAACGGTCGTCAATGAATTGATGGTGACCGTCGACGACGCGATCAACGATGACCTTGGAGCCGTCATTAGAACGCGCGGCGATCCGAGCGCGTCGGTGATGTTCACCAACACGCCATTCTTAGGCCAAGCGGCGATGCCGGTGGTCGAGATGCTGAACGGGCAGCTGCAGCGGCGCACCGGACTTTCGGATGCGGCCAAGGGATTGGACCCGAAGGCGCTACAGTCGAGCACCATGCTCGGGGTCGAGGCGGTGATCAACGGCGCGCAAGAGCGGGTCGAGCTCGTCGCCAGGGTGTTATGCGAGACCGGTTTCAAGGATCTCTTTGGCGGTCTGTACAACGAAATTTGTGAGAACCCCAATCAGCAGCGGACGCTGAAGATCCGCGGCAAGTTCGTCCCTGTCGACACCTCGACCTTCGACGCTTCGCTCTCGGTCGAGGTTAACGCGAATCTCGGCAAGGGCTCAGACATGGTCCGCATGCTGGCCCTCAATCAGATCGATCAGAAGCAGCAGATGCTGGTGGCGCAGATGGGCATTAACAACCCGATCTGCGGCGTGCAGGAGATGCTGAACACTCAGACCGACATGCTGAGCTTGGCGAACATTAAAAATATCGCCAGGTACTTTAAGACGCCGAATCCGCAGGCGATGGCGGCGATGATGTCGCAGCCGAAGGCGCCGGATCCGATGGCGGTCGCGGCCCAGGCGCAGATGGAGAAAGTTCGTTCGGATAGCGCCAAGGCGCTGGCGCAGCAGCAGCTCGATCAGGCGAGGCTCACGGCCGATACTCAGTTCAAGCATCAGCAGCTGCACGCGAAGACGCAGCTCGATCTGCAGAAGATGGACATCGAGGGGCAGAAAGCCGGCGTCGATCGGCATCTGCAGTTGGCGAAACTGGGCAGTCAGCTGATGAAGGATCAGCAGGATTCGCAGGCCGCCGATCAGGATGCGCAACTGAAGCAGGCGGACCAGCAGAACCAATCCGATCAGGTGGCGCAGCAAGGGCAGCAGGCGCAGGACCAGGCCGCCCTGCAGGCCACGCAGACGCTCGCGCAGCATCACCAGAACATGGCCAAGATTCAGTCTCAGCACACTCAGGCGATGACCCAGATGGCGGTTCAGCACCATCAGGCGATGTCGGGCGTCGGCGCCAAGAATGTGGCGACGCTCGCGGGCGCGCTCGGCGGCGTGGCGGATCGGGCGCATCAGCAACAGCAGTCATCGCTCGACCGGATGCATCAGACGAACCAGGCGGCGCTCGATCGCGATAGCGCCGAGCGGACGACTGCGGCGACGCTGCAGAACAAGACCAATATTGAGAAAATGAAACCGCGACCAAAGCCGGGTGGAAAGAAATGAGCTTGCTGGACGATTTGGCGGATCGTTGGGCTCCGGAGCCAAACACAGGCTGTTATTTATGGCTAGGCAGCGTTGTTGGCCGTAACCGCCCATGCATTAAGCGTAGGGGCGTAACGAAGAAAGTCGCCAGATTGGTTTGCGAGGAGGTTTACGGATCTCCTCCCACAGAAAAGCATGAAGCGGCTCACTCTACGCCAATAGGTTGCTGTGGCGGGCTGTGTATAAGCCCTGCTCATTTACGCTGGGCGACTAGGAGCGAGAATCAGCAAGACATATCAGCGGAATCGCGAAGCGAGAGAACGCGCAAGGCTAGAATGGCGGTTCCGATTGAGCAGCGAAGTGGAAGCGCGTTTAGGGCCGTTATGCGTCTCACTCCTGAGCAGCGCAAAGAGCGTTCGCGCAAAATGCACGAGGCTCGATACAATTGAACGACATACCGAAAACAGATCCGGAACTGATCAAGGCGGTCGCCAAGGAAGCCGGTCAGCTGTTGGAAAATCGCGCCTTCACCGCCGCGGTTCGGACGCTGCACAAACAATGGCTCGGAGAACTCCTGTTGATGGACAGGACCGACGTTCCGAAGGTGCTGGATTTGGTTGCCAAGCTTCAGGTGCTGGAAGCGATCCCGAAGCGTCTCGACAGCATGTCGCACGACGCTGAGTTCTTGAAGGGAGCGCATAGTGGCCGAAGGGGTGGATGAGGCTACAATCGAATTTTCCAACGAGATCGCGCCGCAGATTCGGCCGCGCGACGTCGCCGGTAAGTTTGTCGCTACTCAAGCCAAGCCGGAACCGATGTTTGGCGAGCGGCCGATCGAGGGCGACGAGAGGGGTGATACGCGCGACGGCGGCAGTGATCCGCGGCTCGAGAAGCATGAGCGGGAAGTCGTCCGGCGCCCGGCGCGGGAGCCCGACGAAGCTGAAGACGCCGATCAAGAGCCAGAGCGCATCAGCAACGAGGTGCGGCCGGACGATGACGAGGGCGAGCCGCCGGCCGCGACCGATAGTGGTGAGAAGTACGAAATCACGGTCGACGGTGAGCCGCGCGAGGTCACGCTGCAGGAGGCGCTCTCCGGTTACATCCGCACGGAGACGTTCCACAAACGGCAGGCGCAATTATTCAATATCCAGAAGGAACTCGAGGGCGAGTACGGGCGCCTGCAGGCGAACTGGAACATCTGGCACAAGGCGAGGGCTGATTACGAGGAGGATCTCGCGAACATGATTCCGCAAGAGCCAAATTGGGATCAGGAGTTCGCCAGGGATCCGCGCGCCGCGCACGGGCAGCAGAAGGTTTATCAGATTCTCTACGGCAAGCTGGCGGCGTCGCAGCAACAGCGGGCGCAGCGTGAGCAGGCCAATACGGAGGACGCGGATAGACGCTTGCAGAAATACGCGGTAGAAGCGTTCGCTAAGTTCGTTGCGATGCATCCTAAGATCTTCGTTGACGAAGCTGCGCTGAACAAAAATCTGGAGTCTATGCGACGTACCGCACAGGCTGCGGGGTTCAGCGAATACGAAGTCGCCACAGTCTACGACCCGCGAATGCTCACGGTGTTGTTGAAGGCGAGCAAGTACGACCGGATGCAGGCAAGTCGCCTCAAGCCTGTAGATCCGAGCAGAGGCAAGTCGGTCTCCCCCGGCGCGGCTACGCCCATTGGGAATGCGCGCAGGTCAGGCTTCGACCAAGCACAGCGCCAGTTGGCGAGCAGCGGCAAGCTACAAGATGCCGTGGAAGTGTTTCGTAGAATGCTCTGATCATGGGAGTTAACCTTGCCACAAGTAACAAACGCCTTCAGCACCTATCAGGCGACAGCCAATAGGGAAGATTTATCGAACGCGATCTATAATATAGATCCATTCGATACTCCGGTTATGTCCGCTATACGCAGACGTAACGTAAAAAATCGACAGTTCGACTGGCAAACAGAGTTCCTGCCGACTGTTAATCCTGCTAACAACCAGCTGGAAGGTTTTCTACTCTCGAATAACCTTTCGCAGCCCACCGTGCGGCAAACGAACGTCACACAGATATCCGAGCGTGACGCCACAGTCTCGGGGTCACAGGAAGAATCGGACGCCGCCGGCAAGTCGTCGGAAATGGCTCATCAGATGGCCATGGCGAGCAAAGTTTTGAAAAGCGACATGGAATCGGCGATGTGCTCGCGGCAGGCGCGCAGCGCCGATACTTCGGGCAACTACACCACCACGCCGCGCATCACCGAATCGCTCACTCACTGGATCGGCCGCGCGGTCGACAAGGCCGGCAACTCGGGAACAACCGCGACAGCCGGCGGCGCGGTGGTCGGCGTTGTCGGGGTGGTTGGCACCTCTGGTCTACCTACTGGCAGCACCGTCGTCATGACTGCGCCGGCGGCGCCGGTTCAAGTAACCGAAGCTATGCTCGGCTCAGGCATGCAGTTGGCGTACCAGAACGGGGCGAGTCCGACGCTTTGGGTGGTGCCGCCGGGGCCCAAAAGGACCGTCAGCACGTTCACTGGAAGAAGTACTACGCAGGTTCTCGTCGGCAAGACCGAAGTCGTAAGTACGGTCGACGTTCTGGCGACTGATTTCGGGCGCGTTAAGTGCGTTCCCAGTCGTTGGGTGCCGGTCGACGTCGGGCTTATTATTGATCCAGACTATGCCGCGGTGGCGTTCTTCCGATCTTTCCGCCAGTACCTCATGGCGAGGACAGGCGATGCGGAGACAAGAATGGTGGTGGTCGAGTGGGGCGTTGAAGTAAGAAACGCTCTTGGCCACATCTTGATGAACGGGATCAAGGCGTAATATGAGGGGCGGCGATGGACGAGGACATGACGCATGCCCTCGCTGCCCTGGCGAGGATTGAGGAGAGTCTCACAAAAATCGAGGTTCTCCTCGCTCAAATTGCGCTCGGCCTGGGAGTAAAACCATGACCGAGCGTCGTATCACCTACCTCGAACGCGACGGGATTCGCCGCACCATGATTCTCGATGACGAGAATCCTGGCCGGGTGGTCGTGCATGCCGAGCAGAATATCGACGAGATCATGGCCGGCATTGCGCGCGATCGCGAGCTCCTTAACCAGCGTGGTGACATGAAGGCGGTGGCGCGGATTCCCGCGGTTCACGCCGATCGCGTGATCGGCATGGATCCGGACGAGCTCAAGCGGTTCCTCAACGACTCCGACAACGAAGCGTTTCGGATCTGGCGCGGGCGGGTGTGATGTGCGCGCAGCCTCGATCGTTCTCTCCCTTGTTCAACTGCACGCTCCGGATGGGCACCCACTCTGGATCGATCCCAATAAAATTGTGGAGTTGCACGACGTGCGGGATGCGCATCGCGAGCATTTCGCGCCTGGCGCTAAGTGCGTGGTCGATATGAGCGACGGCAAGGCGTTGCTGACCGGAGACGCCTGCGATGTCGTGATGGGCAAGATTCAGGAAACTCGGCCATAGGAGGCGAGCATGGGGCTGCTTGAGATCATCTACGTCGTGATCATGATCCTACTGCTGGTCGGGGTGTTTGGCTCGACAGCTGCGCCAAACAATTTCCCGTGGTGGCCGGTGGCGAATCCGATCGTGTACTTCATCCTGTTTGTCATCATTGGGCTGGTTATCTTCGGCGGCGCTAGGATTATTGGCTAATGGCTAGCCTGTATGAAATGCTGTTCGGCAATCTGCCGCCGCCGCCGCGGCGCCCGGCTTCGCGCGGCGCGCTGCTCGGCGCCGGCGGCTATCAAGACATGCCGGATACGAAGCAGACGATCACGGATGAGCGCGCGAATCCGCACACGACTGAGTTCATGCACCAGGGCCCTATGGGCGAAGGCCAGGCGCTGACGGCCGACGCTTACAAGCAATATCCGCCATCCATGGGACCAGCGCCGGCGACCGATGCAGAAGCCATGAGCATGGCCACCAGCGGGTTTATGCCGTACCAGACTACAAATCTAGGCGTCGGACCGGAACAGGAATCGGACAACTACCGCAACTCGTTCCAGCCCAACTATCACCCGTCTATGCAAGCGGTGCGCAACGCGCCGGCGCCCTATCAGCGTTTTCCAGTTGGACCGCAACTGCCTTTTCGTGGGCAGGATTGGGACCCGCAAACAGACTTGCCGCCGATCACGAGACCGGAGGGGCTGTTTATGCCCAACGATCCTCGTTATCGGCCGATGCCGTCGCCATCCGGGCCCCATCCGCAGCAGAACGCGCCTGATCCGCGGTCCTATACCCTGGATGCGCCCAACATCTTGAATGCGTCACAGCCCACCGCCGGCCAGGCGCTCCAATACCTGTGGGGCGGGCAATGACGGACTTTGCTGATTTCACCGCTGCGCTTGCTGATTATGCTAATCGGCAGGATTGGAGTCCGGTTCTTCTGACCAGCTTCGTGCGCAACGCGGAGGAGAAGCTCAACGCCGAGCTTCGCATCGATCGTATGATCTGCACGGCGACGAATAATGTCACCCAAAGCTGCGCGCCGTTGCCCGACGACTGGCTTGAGTCAGACTTCATGTTGATCGCCAACGGTACGCCGAGTGGCTGGCGGCCGATCCGTTACATGCCGCGCGACAAGTTCTTCATGTTGCCGATCCAGCCCTATACGACGGTCGCTGCGACCTCGGATTCCACTACTGGATATTACACAATCGAGGGGCGCACGATCTATTTCGGCGGGTTGGTCGACGACATCGAAGGCACTCAGTTTAAGTTGAGCTACTACGCCGAAGTGCCGGTATTCTCCGACACCGTCAACTCCTGGGTCTACACAAAATTCCAATCGCTCTATCGCTGTGCGGCGCTCATGCACACGAATCTGCACGCGGTTGGCGAAGAGGACAAGGCGGTGACGATGAAGCAGCTGGCCGAAGACATGATTCAGAAACTCAACGCCAACTGGCAGCGCGCCAGGGCGTCGGGTTCGCTGCTCGCGCGCGGCCGGGTCCGGAGTTTTGGCTGATGGCGAACGACCAATGGGTAGTCGAGGGTCTGCCGGTCGATGGCGACTGGCAGAGCGCCTGCGGCTGCGCGCCGCCGGATAGCATCACCTCGAGCGTCGAGAACATCCAGATCACGGGTTCGCCGGGGACGATCGCCTCGATTGAGAACGATCAGAATTTATGGGCTTTGGTGCTCAACGACGGTACGCCGCAGGGCGATTTCGCCATTCAGCGATTCAATAGCGGGGCGCTCGTCGATTCTCCGATCACCATCGAACGCGCGACCGGAATCGTCACTTTTCATGATCCGGTGATGTTGGCTGCGGATCCGACGCAGCCGCTGCAGGCGGCGACGAAGGAATATGTCGACGTGCGTGGCGGGCCCACGGGGCCACAGGGACCGCCCGGACCGCCCGGACCGCAAGGGCCGCAGGGTAACCTAGGGCCGCAGGGGAATCCCGGTCCAACGGGCCCGCCAGGCCCGGTTCCGGAAGCGCCGACTGACGGCAAGAGTTACGTGCGGCGCGGCTCGGATGCTTCTTGGCAAGCGGCGGTCGCGGGCGGCGCCAGCGTCACCGTTTCCGACACGGCCCCGTCTTCGCCTAAGGCGGGCGATCTGTGGTGGGACAGCGTCGGCGGGCAATTGTACGTTTGGTACGTCGATCCGAATACCAGCCAGTGGGTGATCGCCAACAATAGCGGCGGCAATTTCCTGCCTTTGACCGGCGGGACGATGACCGGGCCGGTTGTGCTGGCGGGCAACGCCACGGCGAACCTCAATCCGGTGCCGTTGCAGCAACTCAATTCGTCGCTTGGCAATTATCAGCCGAGGACGGGCGTCACTGACGGCTCGGATGCGGCGGCTGGGCAGATTGGCGAGTTTCGTAACACCACGATTTCAACGCCCATCGCCTGTTCGACCAGCGGCGCTGCGACCAATGTCGCAACCTTATCGTTGACCGCTGGCGATTGGGACGTGTGGGGCAATGTCGTCGTCAACCCCGTCACCGGAACCGCGTCAGTGCTGATCGGCGGCCTGAGTGTGACATCCGCTGCCTTTGGGGCGCCGGGGGTGAATTCGTCGCAAGTCAATATGCTTTCAATCGGGGTGAACTACGGCGGCGCAATGACGCCCGCGCCAATTCGAGTTTCGGTCACGTCCGCCACCACTGTTTATTTGTTGGGACTGGCTCAGAGCGCTGCGACGGCGACCGCCTATGGTTCCATCAGTGCGAGGCGGGTGCGATGATCGACTTTCCGAACGCCCCAACCCTCAATCAGGTCTTCACCGCCGCCAACGGCTCGACCTGGATTTGGGATGGGGCGAAGTGGGCCTCGACCAGCGCCGGAACCGGGTTTCTGCCGCTCGCAGGCGGGACGATGGTTGGCGACATCGTGCTGGCGCACGATCCGCCCGCCGCGCTCAATCCGGCGACCAAGCAATATGTGGACACGCCAGTCGCGTCCCTGTGGTCGAACATTCGCTACAAAAACCGCGTCATCAACGGCGACATGTCGGTCGATCAGCGCAATGGGGGCGCACTGGTCGCCGCCACTGGCAATTATGCGGTTGATCGCTGGAAAGTTATAGTGTCGGTTGCGAGTAAAGGCAACGTCGGCCAAAGCTCTACCAGTGGTTTTACCTTCCCAAATTATCTCACATGGACCACGTCCGCTGCCTATGCCGTGGCGGCGGCGGATTACTTCATGTTCCGCCAATTTGTCGAAGGCTGCAATTTCAACGACGCGATGTGGGGGACAGCGAATGCTCAACCAGTGACGCTTGAGTTTTGGGCTTATTCGAGCCTCACCGGCATGTTCAGCGGCTCAGTGCGCAACGCTGCTGCTAATCGATGTTACGTCTTCACTTACACGATTGCGACAGCGAGCGTTTTTACCAAATTCAAGATTACTATTCCCGGGGATACTACTGGAACATGGTACGTTGCGGCGAACGCAGATGCGCTGGAATTAACGTTCAGCCTGGGGATGGGGGCGAACAATTCTAGTTCCGCTGGATCGTGGCAGGCGGGGGGGTTCGCCTCCGCTCCCGGCGCAGTGAGCGTCGTCGGCACGTTCAACGCATACCTCTACATCACCGGCGTGGCGCTGATGGTCGGCGCGGCGGCGAGCAACGCCGAGCCGGAGTTCAAGAAGTTCTCCGACAATTTGATCGACTGTTGCCGGTATTTTTGGAAAGGACAGTCCGTGTATAATGGGGCAGTCAATGTTATTTCTGGAGTAGGTAGCACTGCTTTTTTTCCAACTTCGCAACGAGCAAGTCCAACGTTTACAACTGTCGGAAGCAGCAACAGCAATGTTGGCGCAATTTCATATGCTGTGCTGACTGGCTTGAGCGCAGTATTAATAAGCGCAACTACATCTGCTACTGGCGGGTTTGGCATCAATGTCACTTACACGGCGGACGCGGATTTCTGACCATGCAACTCGTCTACTCGTCCCCCGAAGAAACCACCATCCAAGTCACGCTCGACGAGGGCGAGACGCTCGGCGATCTGGTCGGGCCGACGGTCGCCCATGTCCCGACCGATCCGGCGAACCGGCACTACGCCGAGATCGTCGAGCAGGGTTTGAAGATCGAATCACAGGTGTAACTTGGCCGAGACTCTCACCACCAATTATTCATGGACGATGCCCGATCCGGGGGCGAGCGCCAATACCTGGGGTTCGACGCTCAACGCCACTACGGCTAAGATCGACGCCCAGGTCTTCACCAACGCTAAGGCGGGAATCCCGATCGGCTCGGGTGCGCTGTGGTTCTCCGCCACGCCGCCGGTCAATTGGCTCATCTGCGCCGGCCAGTCACTCGATACGACAGCCTACGCGGCGCTGTTCGCGGTGATCGGCTACACTTATGGCGGCGGTGGCGCGAGCTTCAATCTGCCTAATTTCAGCGGCCGGATGCCGCTCTCGACCACGCTCGCCGCCGCCGGCGGCGAGGCGTCGCATACGCTCACCGCCGCTGAAATGCCAGTCCACGCTCACGGGGTCAGCGATCCGACGCATGCGCATAACGTTTCCGACGCTGGGCATCTTCACGGGGTCCCCGACCCGGGCCACACGCATGGCGCGAGCCAGGACGCGCATACGCATGGTGGCGTTTTTACCAGCACGACCCCTTCGGGCGGTTCATTCTATCCCGGAGCGGGCGGGATCAATATCCTTTCCGGCCGCACCGACAATCAGCAACCGGCGGTCCATATCAATGCGGCAGGGACGGGTCAAAACGCCACTGACACGCGCGGTACTGGCATCGGCATCGTCGCCGCGGCGACCGGGATTGGCATTCAGAACAATGGCGGCGGCGCGGCGCACAACAATTGGCCGCCCTACCTCGGTGTGAACTTCATAATAAAGTACCTCTAATGAGTACGCAGTTTCGCCCGATCGAGATTCCCGCCGGTGTGGTTTCCACCGCCACGAAAAAAATGCGTAGCAGCAATTGGAGCGAGGTAAACGCGGTTCGTTGGCGGGAGGGCCAAATGACTCCGTTTGGCGGCCAGGCGCAGTACACCAACGTCGTCGGCGGGGTCGAAAAATACAAGTTCGCCTCGCGCTGTAAGCTTATTCATGGCTGGTATGGACTCGATGGGCAATACCACATCGCCTATTTGTGCGAGAGCAATCTCTATGTCGACACTGGCGGCGCGCTGACCGACATCAGTCCGACGTCCGCTATAACGCCGCCAACCGGCCTCGTCGGCGGTTTTGGCGACGGGCTATACAGTCGGAACGTTTTATTGAATGCCGCCGCGGCTTGGACGACTTCGGCGACTACGATCACTATGCCATCTGGCCCCGGTCAGGTCATTGCTGGTCAGGGCGTCTACAACGTCACCAAAAATGCTTATGTCGGCGTCGTTTCGACCTATGTCGGAACGGTTTTGACCTTGACTGCCGTCGCCGCTTCGGCGGGCGCCGCCGGCGATCAGCTTGACTTCGATTGGTATGGCAAGCAGCGCGCGATTCCTGGTTCGGTCGCCATTACCAAGGTGCCCGACGCCTATAGTCTCGATAATTTCGGCTCCATCCTCTACGCGATGACCTCGGCGGATTCTCGCCTTTTGATGTGGGATCCGGCGGTCGGCGGCGCAGCGGTGGTGCAGCCGCCGGCGAGCGGCCGTGGCCCGGTGCCGAACGGCCGCTGTTTCGTCGTCACTCAGGAAAGATTCATTGTCATTTTCGGCTCGACCAACGATGGAACGACGGGAGGAGGCTCGAGCCGCCGTTTCGCCTGGTGCGATCAGGAGAACCCCGCTGCTTGGGATTATACCAACGTCGTTTCCCAAGCCGGATTTCTCGACATTGAGCCGGCGAGTCCAATCATCGCTGCCAACGCCTCACGCACCGGAATTTTGTTCTGGACCGCCAAGAAATGCTACGCCAGCAGATTTTTGGGACTTCCGTATGTTTTCAACTACGTCGAGCTCTGCGACGGGACGACGCCTTGGAGCCCGCAGAGTGTCACCACCACCTCGGCGTTGACCTTGTGGATGACCGAGCAGGGCGTATTTTCTTACGACGGCACTTCGGTGTTGCCGGTGGCGTGTAAGATTCGACCTTGGATCGACGATAACCTTGATCCGATTGCGGTGCGTGAGCTTTCCTTCGCCTGTCACTTAGGCGAATTCAACGAATGGTGGTGGTTTTTCCCCACCCTAAACAGCCCGTTCAACACCAGGGCTGCGGTCTTTAATTATAAGGAAGGCTGGTGGACCCAGTGCCGGATGTCGCGCTCGGCCGGCATTACGAGCTCGTATACTTCGCACCCGATCTTCGCTGACGATTATGTCGCCTTCCAGCATAATGTCGGCAATACCTACGCCAACGCCAATATGCCGGTGGTGCTGCCGTTCGCCGAGACTTTTGATCTCAATCTCACTTCCGGTTCGCAACTGGTAACCGTCAAGCAGATGATTCCGGATGTCGAGGCGGTCGATCAAACCGATCCGGCGGCGATCGCCAACGCGATCGCCAGTCTGCGTTACAGCTTATTTTACAGGAACAGTCGATCTTTAGGGCTGCAGGAACTGCAATCAATCCAGACACCGGTGCGCGCGGACGGTTACGTCGACTTTAGAGTCACTGGGCGTGACGTTCGTCTGCGTATCGATATGGCGACTCCGGTGGTCGAGCCGTGGACCTTGGGCCAGCATCTCATTGATTCGATTCCGCGCGGAGATCGCTGATGGCGAATCAACCGCCCTTCTTCACCGCTCAGCCGCCGCCGGATATTCCGGGCGGCGCCGGTTTTAGTGAATCTGAAGCCAATTATCTACGTTCTTTTGCGCTGTGGTGCCGTAACGGTTTTGCGACCAAGCTGGACGTCAGCATGGCGGCGCCGGGAATCCTGCTTCTGTCGCCGGGCGACAAGGTTTTTCGGATTACGGTTAGCGACACCGGGGTGGTGACGGCGACGGCGGTGGCGCTCGGGAGTGGAAAACCTTGAGCGAGCATCGAATGCAGTTTTCCGGCTCCAAGGGCGACATGTGCGCGGAGGCCAGAAAACTTTTGGCCGATGGCGCGAATTTTGATGACACGCTGGCGGCTTATCGCGGCGAAATGCGATGTTTGACAGGGAAGGTTGGTTGGTTCGCGGCGCGTACGATCAAGGAGACAGGTAAGCGTGGTCTTCGGTACGTCCGCTGGATGCCATTTCCTGATACGCGGCGCCGTGCGCAGACGCCCAAGTCGCCCTCGGGCGCTACCCCCGCTCCTTCGAGAGAGCGATGAACGTCCTGGCGCCCCACCCGCATGTCAGGAAGCTCGATCGCATTCTTGATCGGATGGGGGGCCTTTACCGCGCCAGCGACATTCTCACGCAGGTGCGCGAGGGCAAGCTGCAGATGTTCGCGGAGGGCGACAGCATCGCTGTCACTCGGATTGGCGTCTTTCCCCGCGGTAAGGCGCTCGAGGTCATCGCAGTTATCGGCGACATCAATGAATTGCGCGTGCTGCACGATCGTCTGCTAATCTTCGCCGCCGAAGTCGGCGCAACCGTCATCCTGGCTTTTGGCCGCAAGGGGTTTATGCCCGATGCTAAAAGGCGTGGTTGGAAAGTAAAGGCCCGGTCCTTCGTCTATCAGCGAGAAGTCGAATGAGCAGTGGAACAACGACTCAGGACACTTCGTCTCAGTCTGTCAGCCAAATTCCACAATGGATGCAGCAGGCTGGGCAACAGAATTACGCTTACGCTCAAGATGTAGCTTCGCGTCCTCTTCAGCAATATCAAGGTCAAATGGTTGCTGACGTAGCTCCGCAAACACAACAGTCCTGGAATCTCGCCGCATCAAGCGGAGGTGTTGGGCAAGACCAGTACGGAGCTTCTACGGCTGGTTATTTGAATGCACTTGGTCAAACTCCTAGCAATGTTACTGCAGGACAGCTGTCGAATACAGATTTATCTCCCTATATGAACCCCTACACGCAGAGCGTAATCAACACAACAATGCCAATATACCAACAGGCATTGGGTCAGCAGCAAGTCGGCAATCAAAATCAGGCCAACGCCGCCAACGCCTTCGGCGGCTCGCGCATGGGCGTCCAGCAGGGGGTCACCCAGGCTCAGGGCGCCCAGGGCATGGCCCAGATGGCGGCCGGTCTGAACCAGAGCAATTTCCAGCAAGCTCAGGCCGGCGCGACGGGGGATATCAACCGCACGCTCGCGGCGCAGCAGGGCAATCAGACCGCGCAGCAAGCGAAGATCAATAGCGACATCCTCGCCGCGCAAGGACTGACCAACACCGGCAACGCGCTCAACGCGGCGAATCAAGCGCAATACGGTATGCTGACCTCGGCCGGCGCCAGCCAGACTATGCAGGCGCAGAACCAGATCAACTCGCAAATCAACAAATTCCAGCAGGCGCAAAGCTACCCTAACCAGCAATTGAACATATTGCTCTCGGCGCTCGGAATGACGCCGCACGATACCTCGACCACCGGCGCTTCGCAGCAGACTACCACCACGCCAACCGACTGGGCGAACCTGATCATGCAGGGAGCACAAACCGGCGCGGATATCTACAAGGCGTCGGACAAGAAGGTGAAGACGGACATTACGCCGCTCGGCTCGGATCCGGTGACGGGAATCCCGATCAAGTCGTTCCGAATGAAAGGCCAGTCTCCGAGCGCGCCGAAGACAATCGGCCCCTTGGCGCAGGATATCGAAAAGGCGGCGCCGGGATCGACCGCCAAGATCGGCGGCATAATGGCCGTGCCGCAACCGACCCTGGCCGCGGCGACGCCGTCCGTGGCGCACTTGCCTTCGTTCTCTGGCGGCGTGAAAGCGGCGCGCTCCAACCCGCGCGCGGGGGCGCGTGCAGGCGGACTCGCGAACACCAAGAGACGCATGCCGATAGGGGCGCTCGGTGGCGCTTGATCTCAATTTCGATCCATCCTTCGGCGGACCGCTCGATCGAATGCGCGCGGAGGCCGAGCGCGAGGGGATCAAGACGCACTTTCTCTCTGGCGTGCGCACGGCCGAAGATCAGCGTCAGCTGTTCGCGAACTACCAGGCCGGCCTCCACGGTCAATCCCTTCCCTATCCCGAACGAGGCGCTGTGCCGCTTGCGGCGAGGCCGGGGACCAGCAAACACGAACTCGGGCTAGCTGCAGACCTCGCCGCGGATGACCCTACTCAGCAAGCCGCGCTGTGGGCCCTAGCGCCTAAGTACGGGTTGAGCGCGATCGGTAAAGGGGATCCCAACCATTTTCAACTTGCGAGCAATACGATGGCGAGTTCCAGCGGGCCGCATGGGGCGGCTGTAGCACCCGATAGCAGTCAGCCGCCGGTCGACTTCCGCAACTCCGTCTATCAGACGCTGATCGGCCGCGGGCTCAACCCCCAACAGGCGATGGGGGCAATGTACAGCTTGATGGGGGAAAGTGGGCACGGGCTCGATCCTAACGCCTACAATCCGAACGATCCCGGCGGGGCAATGGGCTTCGCGCAGTGGGTCGGGCCGCGGCGCGCGGGGCTGCAGGCGGTGGCGAAGTCAATGGGCGTCGCGGAAACTGATCCCTCGGCGCAGCTGGCCTATTTCAACCAGGAGCTCGACGGCAAGTACAAGGGGGTAATCGACAACATCAAGAACAACGCCAGCACCGCAGCCGACGCCACTCGAATCTGGACCCAGGACTTCGAGGCCCCGAAGGTCAATGACTGGAAACATCGTTTCGCCATGGGAGCCGGGATCGGCTCGGTTGGCGACGACGGCTCTCCGAAATGGAACACGCCCGCGATTGCCGGTGGAACGTCTGCGCCGACTCCCGGAGCTCCGACCAGCGTCGGTGACGCGTTGGCCAAGCTAACGGCGGAGGACGCAAAGACCGGCAAGAGTCCGCTGGAAAAGCTTTCCTCGGCCCTTAGCCCGAAAGGCGCGCAGATAAGTTCGCCACAGATGATCCAGGCGCAGCCGGATGAAAGCGGGATGCTCGCGGGCCCAGCGGGGCAACTGTTGGCGCAGACCATGGCTTCTCAGGCTAAACCCCTTTCCTGGTCTTCGGCGCCTTATGGTTCCGGGCTGGCGGGCCAGCAACCGCTCATGCCTCTGGGAACGACGCTCAATTCGTCGCCGCAACCGCGCACGCTCAGTGATTATTCCCTTAACCCAATGTACAGTTAGGGCTCGCTATGTCTCAGCAAGACGTCATGATGGCTGAACTACAGGGCGGGATGTATGGGCCCAACCTATACTCCCAGTTTCAGGGCCGGATTCCTCAGCCCGGTTATAGCGGCGGTACGCCCACCGACGCGATGGGCAATCCGATTCAGCCGCCGCCCGGAACGACATTGAATTCGACGCCCGCGGCTGCGCCGCAAGCCGCGCCCGCGGCTCAAACGATAGCGCCCAAATACGGCGACTGGTCATCGCTGGCGCCCACCATATCGAGCGATCCGACGTTGCAGGCCAATTACGCCAGGAACCTGGGATTGGGGCCGATGGGGGCGTATGTTCCATCTTCGCAAACTGCGAATGCCGCGCCGCAAGCCGCCGCGCCGCAACAAGCCGCGAGCGGCGGCTCGCTCGACGACGCGATCTCGCTTCTGTCCAATCCGGGCAAAGTAAATACGCCAGGCGCCACGGTGCCGCAGTATCAGATCGGCAATCAGCCGAGCGTGCTGCAGCAGTTCCTCGCCAACCAGAAGGGTGGGACCGGCGCCGGCAATTATAGCAATACGGGATTTTTCGACACGCTGAACGCCCTGGGCGGACAGAAGGGACAGTAACATGCCTGTCGGCATTGGCGGCCTGATCACAGAGGGCTTTGGCGGCAACCTCAACCCGCAAGTGGCGCAGCTGCTCGCCCATCAAGGCTATAGTCCCAACCCGAATCCCGATCCCGCCGCACAGGGAGCGTCGTCGGCTATGACCCCCGCTCCTGGACAAACCCCGTCCCAGAGCTATGCCCCAGATCCGCAGAACGCGAAAGCGATCGAGCTCCTGTTGCGGGTCCACCAACAAGACGCCTTGTCGTCCGATCTCAACCAGCATCTCGCCGGCATGGCGGCCTCGTTCGGCACCGCGCAGCAACAGGCCGACAAACAGGCAGCGGTTCGGGGAATGGGCGGAATTCAGGACGACCGCCTCGCGGCGCTCAAGGAGATCGGGGGGATTCAGAAGCAGCAGACAGACATCAACGAGCACGCTCAGTTCCTGGCCGGCGCCGATCTTCTTGGTCAGCAGATGCTCGGCCTTAAGCCTGGACAAGGCAGGATGCTCGGGCTTTCTGGGCAATTGCCGGATATGATCGCGACGCACCTCCGGGAAGTGGCGGAGGCCGGGCGGCCGACTGACGCGATCAAGGACTACAACGCCGCGCGCCAGGCGCTCCGCGACCAAGGCGTGTCGGAAGAAGAGATCAACAATCGCATTCCGCCGGACATGCTCGTTAGCGCGATCGGCGGTCAGACGCCGGTCGAGAAGGATCTGCGCAACGACATCAGAATGTGGAAGATGCAGCATCCCGGCGGCACCGACGAGCAGATGTACGCCGAGCATCCCGGCTGGACATCAACGACCGGCTACACCGCGGAGAAGACCGAAGAGACAAAGACCGCAGCATTAGCGGCCCACGACAAGCTGACCTCCAAGGATGACCTCGATGAGGCTCAGCGCGCGGCCAGGCCGGTCCAAGATACGATCAACTACCTCAAGAACGTGGATCCGGCCAAGCTGGCCGACGCTGTTCGCAACCCCGAGATGACGGGCGGAACGGGCGGAAAGCTACGCGATTGGACTGGCACTATTGATCCGGAAACGCTCCAGGCCAGAATCAAGCTGGATCAGTTGCAGAGTCAGTTGGCTGGCGAGGGGCTGAGAAACGTCAAGAACGTTCGCAACTCACGCGAATTCCAGGCGCTCGCTTCGGGGGCGTCCTCGATTTTCAATCGCAATCAAACGTCGGAAGGCATTACAAGAGAGATCAACAGGCTTGATGATGGATTCAATTTATCGCTTGCTAACTCGACCGCCGCAGCCGGCGGTGAGGTTCCAGCCGAGTACGCCGATCGCGTGAATCGAGCTTACCTCAAGAAGGGCGATCCGCTCTACAACGGGGCGACGGTGGAGAAATATGAGGACTTCAGCAAAATGAGCGAGGCTGACGCTGACGCCGCCGTCGCCGCCCTGCCGGATGGCGCGAAATTCCGCGGCCCTGATGGCAATATTCACAAGAAGGGGAAGAAGTGAGATGGGCTGGCGAGACGAATCCACCCAACTAAGCGGAGTTCCTTTAGGCGGCTCGAGCTCATCGAGCGACAGCACGTCTGCCGCGCAGCCGTTCTGGCAGAAAGCTCTTGGATTAGTCACGGCGGGTCCGGCGGCTCAGGCGGCTCTGGAGAAGAGCTACCCAGGCAGCACCAAAGCCATCTGGGACAAGCCGGCGGACATGTCTTGGGGCGATTACGCGGCGGCGCACGCCGGCCCTGCGATGGACACCGCGCGCATGGCGATCGCTCAGGCGCCGTACGGCGGCAATCTTGTCGACGTCCAAGGCGCCGAACAGCGGCTCAAGGGCACGCCCCAGGCCGGCGCCGGCGAGGCGCTCGGCATGGCCGGCATAGCCGCTGGCACAGAGGGGGCCGGCGTCGGGAGAGCGATCGCCGGCAAGGTCGCGCCGGCCGCTACGGATCTGGTGGGGGAGCGCACCGGCAATCTGATTGCAAGGGCGATCGGCGGCGGAACGGAGCAAGGGACGCTCGCGGGCTTAGGCACGGCCGGCCACGGCGGCAGCATTGAAGACATCGCTAAGAGCACGGGGCTTGGTTTCGTCACCGGCGGGATTACGGGACCGGGTGGCAAGGCGGGCCCGGAGACTCCCTCGACCGCTGATCTCTTGACGGCCGCGCAGAGCAAGCTTCAGCCGCTCGAAAAGATTCAGGGCAATCCGGCCGCTGTTAAAAATGCGCTGGAAAGCGTCAAGAACAATATGGTGTCCAAGCAGGCCACAGGCATAAGCGACACTCTGTCCGGCAGGGTTGATAAGATCATCAACGACCTCGGTACGCGCAAAGTGATCACCGCCGATGATGTCGCTGATTATCAACGTCAGCTAATGAAATCATCGCGCGGTTCAACGGATCAACGGATCGCTGGCGACTTCAACCGAGCGCTCGACCAAACTTTAGGCCCCTACGCCTCTCGGGTTGCCGACGCCAACAGGGCGATGAACATCGCCAAGACCAGTCGTGACATCGAGGGCTGGGCGGCGCTCGGAGACGAAGCCCCCGACAAAATCGCGGGAGCCTTGGCTAAACGGCCCGGCCTTTATCAGGCGCAGCCGGGGCTGTTCGACGCCCTGAGCCAGGTCGGGCAGATGAAACCCAATTGGATGCACAGGGCCGGCAATGAGCTCGTTAGCCGTGGAACGGACGCGGCGCTTGGTTATGGCGCCAGCGCTCTTTTGGGTGGAGGGCAGCCGGCAAGCATTGGCATGGGACTGTTGGGAGCCGCTATTGGGCCGAAAATGAAGCCCTTTGGGCCGCCAGTGAAGGGCAGCTTGGCCGCCGCACGGCATCTCGCCGCCACCGGCAAGAATCTGCCCGCGAGCGCATTCAATGGGTCAGGATGGTATCAGCCGGTGCTGGATGCGGCGCGTCAGGCTGGCTACGGAATGAGCGGCAGCGGGCGATTATGAGTCCATTGGCCTGATAAGAAAGCTGAGAGCAACAGCTATAATCACGCCTTCAATAAACTGTCCAATGTCCATTTTCAGCACCTTTGTTTGTCGTCGGTGCTAGCTATATAGTCCTAGTTGCAGTCCTAGTCAAGAGGCGGGGGAGGCAGGGCTGCCTCCCCCTAGAGCTCCCCGCTTTTAGGGGGTAAAGAACGGGGAACTCGTTCTTACGACGGCGTCGGCACGCCGGGATGATTCTCAGTCGGAACAATCGCCACTCCCCAGCCGCCCTGTTCCGTCCAGTACGCCTTCACATCCCATTTATCCAAGACCGTTGGAGGTCCATCGGGAGGAATTACAATAGGATGTACAGGTTTTGCATCCGGCGGCCACACTGTCGTCGGAGGCGGGATCACGATGGGATGTTCAGGCTTTGCATCCGGCGGCCAGATACCGATGTCGGGCGGGATCACGATTGGGTGAGTTGGAACTCCCGGTGAAGGCCAGATCTCCGGAGGAGGAGGAATAACGATGGGATGCTCCGGATGAACGTCACTGATAAATTCTGGCGGGATGACAATCGGGTGCGCAGGGTATGGGGGAGGCCCGCCCGGAGCGATTGGATGAGCAGGATGCCCCGGTGAGGGCCAAATGCCAGGAGGCGGACCACCCGGTGCAATAGGATGTGCGGGGTGCCCCGGTGAGGGCCAGATACCGGGAGGGGGCCCGCCTTCACCTGGAGGCATGGGGCCGCCGCCAACGCTTAGATCAGGATCGTAAACTTCACCGACGATGACAATTTTTTTACCTGCCATTTGCTCCTCCTATTCGCGCAGGACTGCGATCCAGCCTGCGAAGATCATAATAGCGCCTGGGACCGCCAGCGCCAGCCAACCGATGAAGCTGCCGGTCCCCGTCCAAATGACAAGACTAAGCGTGAGTGCGATTATCCCGTTGATGAAGAGACCTTCTGCGCGCTCCATAGCCGATCCCCACCATGCCGAAGCCTAACAGCGCCATAACCCAGGTCGACGTCTCTGGAATGACCGCCACGGCGCCGGGCACCGAGAACTCGATCTGCTTGAACTCGTTCCACGCCCCGCCGTGCGCATCGACCGAGATCAACACCGACTTGACCAGAAGGCCGGGGTCGAGGAGTTCGTCGAAGCCGAGAACGCCAAAATCCTTGCCGTTGGTGGCGAGGCCGGTGAAGGTGTGGCTCGCCGTCGAATTATCGGAGAACGTGATCGACACGTCGAGCATGCCGTCGAAGGCTCCCAGATTGTCGATCTGTCCCCGGAACAGTTCGCCGTCGAAGCCGGGAAACGGCGTGCCGTCCGGGAAAGTTGGACTCGGCCCCGGTGTGAACTGATAAGCCGTCAGGGTGTTCAATGGCGAGCCAGCATCGACGCTTTTGAAGTTTGCAAACCCACTGCCATCCGTCTCGAAATCAGCGTTAGCTGCCGAATGGATATTGTCAAACGCTTGGTTATTGCTGCCAAGCGAACCTTCAATCGCCTGCGTCGTTGTCGGCGTTTTATCGACGAACATTTTCACGTCGTCGCCATCGTTGGCCTGATTGTCGGACGAGCAGCCCGAGATCCAGACGATGTTGCCGATGGTGACGTTGCCGGAACAGGCGGCGAGTGCGGGGCTTGCCCCAACGGCCGCCAGTATGGTAGCACTCAACAGTAAGCTTTTCATTTTTCACCCTTCCTTGAAACAGGGCCGCGACCACCGCGGCCCCTTTTTGTTAGATCGCCAACCGCTCCTTACGCTGCTTATGGAATCCGACGAAGCTCAAGAACGCAAAACCAGCGAGTAGCATCGCCCATTGGCTCGGTTCCGGAACGCCCGAAGTCATACTCTGATTAAAGCCGGTGATCGAGCCGCCGCCAATCAAATTCAAACTCGCGCCCTCCGTCATTGAGAACGGGCCTGAAGCGTTGAACGGCGAGAACAACGAACCCGAAAAGCTGTCGGGATTGGTCGTCGGCGTGCCGGTCACTGTATCCAATAGCGTGCCGGGCGTGTTCAAGGGATTCGCCCCCTGAACATTGAGCGGATCAGCCCAGAACCGCAGGGACGACGCGCTCGATCCAACGGCGTTGTTGAACGTCAACGAACCGCTTTCCTCGATGAAGGAAACCGGACCAGCAAAGCCGTTATCGCTCGCCAGAAGCGTGATGTTGACTGGCGCGATGCCCGCGTTGACGATGCTCGAGCTTGAAAGCTGAAGCACGTTGGGCGTGCCGAATGTGGATTGCGCCAGCGTGACCTCGACGAAGGCGGACCCGATCGTGGTGTTGAGGACGAGCAGATTGTTCGCCCCTCCGCTTTGATCGCAACCCAACTGACCGTCAAAACAAGAGACGGTCGTCGTGCCGTTCGAGATGCTGAGTTGCAGTCTGGCGTCCGCCGGCGCCGCGGCCAACAGGGCCGCAGCTCCGATAGTCCCTAGCAGTAGCTTTTTCATTGTCACCCTTCTCCTCTACATCTCACGCCGCGGGAACCGCAGCGCGTAGATTTTTAAACACGGAACGATATAGCTCATCTTTTCGTTGCAAAGCCTTCACAATGCGCCGATCGAGATCGGACCCCGACAAATCAATGTACAGCACACTTTCGCCTGTTTGGCCACGCCTATGAATCCGGTCCTCGATCTGGTCGCGCGTATCGGCTGAGTAGCTGTTCTCGAAAAAGATCATCGTCCGGCAGAGGTCGTCCGGGTCCGGTCCGCCCAATAGGGTGTGGCCATACTTGCTCGCCTCGGCCTGCAGCAGGATCACACGGCAATTGGGGTCCGTGTTGAAACGCTTTTTTTGAGCTTCGACGTCCTCTGGTTTCATCCCGCCCCTGATCCACGCTGGCTGATAATCCGATAGGGCTGTAGCTAACACATCCACTATAGGCCGATGTCGATAAACAACACAAGCCTTTCCTGCGACTTCCTCCTCGAGCAATTGCATGAGGAGCTGGAGCCTGGGGTTTTCGCTCGGCTTGACGAGCTCGTGGATGCATCCGGCCTCGTCGTAGATGAATCCGGTCTGGATTTGAGCCAACTTTTCGTATTTCGCGATCGCCACATCCACAGTGACGACATTGCTCTCGAGGTAGAGTAAAAACTGATGTTCCATCGATAGATATTGACGCAGCTGCTCGGTCGACATGGCGTAGTCACGGATGGTCGAATCTTTGCGAGGGAGCTCGGGCAGCCAGTCTTTTTTCTGCGCTTGGAAAACCGCAGGAGCCATATAAGAGGCCAGTTGGGTCGTGTTTTTGGCTCTGAGAACCTCCTTGTTTTGCCAGCCGCCCATGACGCAATATTCGCCGCGGAAAACATAGTAGTTGATGTGTTCGAGTAGTCCGATCGCGCGCAGCTGGCCCCACAGATCATGCGGACCTTGCGTCTGCGGCCGCCCGGTTAGAATCCGGACAAAAGTACAGAGCGGAGCCAGCTTGAGAACGGCTTTGGTTTGCGCGCTCTTGTTGCTTTTGATCTGGATCGACTCATCGATCGCGAAGTACGTCATGCCGCGGCCGGCCCAGATCGCGATCGCCTTGAGCACGTTGGGCATCCGGAGAGCTTCGTAATTGATGATCAGGACCGGCGGCTGGCTATGAAATTTTGCGTTGAGAAAGGTCGCCGCCGCCTCTTTCTTCGGGGACCGAAAAACGTGGAGGTCAAATTTGAACCCGTGCTTCTCGACTTCGTCCACCCAACCGGATTTGAATGTATTCGGGCAGACGACGACCATCCGATCGGCCTCGTCTAGCTGGTGATACCAGCTGAACTCAGCCAGGGCGCACAGCGTCTTCCCGAGTCCTTGTTCCAAAAACCAGCCGACGCCGCGTTTGTCGCGGGCGAAATCAAGAGCAGCAATCTGAACCGGATCGAGCGTACTCATAAAGTCCCCTCGCGACGCCGTTCTTCTTCCGACTTGATTCCCCTGCTGCGAACTGCGCGTAATTCGAGAAACCCTTTGAATTCTGGATGGTTGTAAATTAGCCAACGAGCATAGATTGGCACAAAGTCACCATTGATTTTAAATGGTTGAGCGGCTGGGCGTTTAAGGTCGATCTCCCAACGGATAGCTTCCATAATCCTGCGAGCGCCGTATTTCTTTCGTCCCGTGGCTTTCATTTGTGTGGCTGCTCGTTTGAACAACGGCCAAACTTGAGGATTGTTAACGTGGAATTTGGCGCAGCGATCGAGCACCTTTCTCGGATAGCGGCCAAACAACTCTACCCACCTCGGATCATCGTAACGAGCGCCGCCGTCTGTCATCACAGAGAATCCGTCAGATATTCAACGAGCGTTTCAAGGCGATTCGGTCCAGTCCAGCAGTCACGCCAGTCGGCCTGCTCGGTCCAAGGCGAGACTGCCATCGTCTCGCCCCTCCAGCCGATCAGCACCGCGCCGACGCCGGCCTCAATCCAGCGATTGCCCTCGATAAACTGCCGCTCGGTGGGGGCAAATAGATTGCCCTTAATAAGTTTCCCCTCGGCCATGATCAGCGGCAGATCCGGTAATTTGAGAATGAGATCGAGCACGCCGATCGCCCAACGATCCTCCACCCGGCGTGCCCGACCGCCGCGGAGACGGTTAATCTCCGCAACGAGTTTTCGTTTGCAGTCGGCTTCGTTCACGCCGCCAGGCCGTAGAGCCCGTCCTCGATCCGCTGGACCTGTTTGGACCGCTGCAGAACCGCCAGGCCGGTCGACAGTGACCCCGGCGATAGGCTGCTAGCCTCAAGCGCCTGCTTAAGCTCCTTGACCGTCCTAGAGCCGCCTGCGAGCGCCTGCAGGATGGTGGTGTTGACCTTGGAGCCTCGCAGCGCCCGGGTGGTGCGCGCAACAGCCGGCTTAACCGGTGCGTCGGGAATCGCATCGGCCGCTTCGGTCGCCTTGACGGTGACGACGAGCCTGTCGACCACGGGACCAACGTTGTCGATGAAGTGGACGAATTGCTCCCGATCGGTGAGCCGCATGGTGACGGTATATTCAGTCATATTTACCTTCTTTTCTGCACCCGATGATTTCGAGGGCGCACCGCATGGCTCGGGACGCCAACTTGATATTCAGTTCCATCGTCTGGTCGTTATCCGCGTCACGAGCGCGCTCGCAGTGGATAACGACTAAATCCAGTACCTCATCCATCGTCAGGTAAAAAGCGTAATCTAGATCGCCATCAAGCTTTTCCATGCGTCAGCATGCGCCTCCTCTCTGGTTGTAAACGCGCCAGAAAATTCGGTCTTATCGGTGATCGTGTCGACGCGCATCCAACCGTGCGTCGGCCGCTTTTTGTGTCGGAACAGCACGACGCGATACGACTTGCCCTTGTGGACGATGAGATGCGACGGGTTGCCATTCGCTGTCATCCGCCAACTGCCGAGATCCATAAACCGGAAGCGATTGTATTCCGGTGTGTTTTGCATACGTGGATTCGGCGGGTTGTGCGCGTATCGCGCTTGCGCCCCCAGATTGGCGTCTTGTTGAAGCGTCGCATAGCGCTTGAGGGCCGCCTGAGCGATCGCGCGCGTTGCCGGATCGCCGCGGGGGTCATTAGCGAGCGCCCGAATCTTCGCTAGTTTGTCGGGCGTCAAGTCCGGCTCCTTTACGCTGACAGATGCGCTGGATGAGAAAGCAAAGCGCCTCGGTGGGGTCGGCGGTGAGCTCTTGGTCGCAGAACAGTCCGTAGGCGATCTGCGCGCATTTGGCTTGGAGCGCCAGATTGCTGCCGCGGCCCTCGTGGTAGCTCATCGCCTTAGTGATCATCTCCTCACCTTCAGCGAAGGTGGTCGGCACCTCGTAAATGCGACCGTTGCCGACGCGGACTGTTTTCATATCTGGCGCTTCTCGACTTCCCGAACGATAGCTTCGCTCTGAACCTTGTCAGCCAAATTAATCAAGTACCTCGGAGGGTCTTTCCGGAACTGCTCCCACTGATCACTGGTCAATTCAGGCAGATTGTGGTGATCAATATTGTACAAGCTCCTAATTCTATTTATAAATTCATGCGGGGTCATTCCCTCTCCTCCTCACTGAGCACGAACTCGCGCCGCACCGACCAGCCGCGCATCCGGGCCATGCGGTCGATCACGCCAACGATCAGCGCGTCCTGCTCGCTCGGCGGCATGTTCGGATAGGCGTATTCAATAGTCTTAGTCAGCGTGGCGTGAGTGATGATCGCGGAAATTCGTTCGTACTCGTCTTGGCTCATTGGCATTTTGCACCTGTCGGATAGAGCGGAGGGACCGCTGTGGCTGCAACGCGGGGCGGCCCCTCCTAGCCCCTACGGGATCGCGTCCAATCGATCCCGCGGGGGATTAGAACGGAATGTCCTCTAAGTCCTCGTGGCCCTTTGACGGCTCATACGGCCGCTTGGCCTCTTGAATCTTCTCGGCCTCTTCGCCCAGATCGACCACAAACCCAGACTTCGAATATTGCTCGTAGAGCGCCCGTACGGCGGCGCCCTCGGTCTCGTCTTGGATGTTGCCGATGTGCTGATACTCGAAACTGAAATAGGGGTCTCCAGTTGGCCCGGTCAACTTCTTCGACACGATTCGATAGCGCTGATAGAAGTGGTCGACGCCCACCATCATCATCATGGTGCTAATAAAATTGGTCGTCGGCTGGACGCCGGTGCGCGAAGCGGTGAACACCGCCAGCTGCTTCTTGCCCTCGCCAATGTCGACCAGCCACAACGAATCGTAGGTGAGCGTAGCGATCGGCTTCGAACGCGGATCGTCGTCCTGGCCGGAGCCAAACTTGTCGGCCTTAAAGTCGGTGACCAACTTACCGATCTTCCATTCATAGACCGTTGGGTTGCCCTGGAACTTCACCTCCCATTTCTGGTTCGGCTGATCCCAGTGAACGCCGTCCGTCGCCGTCGCCAACGGACCTTTCTGATCGACGCCGGCAACCGAGCCGCCGCGCGGCGCCCAAACGTGGTACGACTTTCGAAGTAGGATCAGCGAGCCGGTGACCGAAGGGCCTAGACTCCGGTTCAAAATGGTCATCCAGAAGTGACCGACAGTCGCGCCGGGCGTGCCCTCGATGACTTCCGGGCTCATGCCGGCCAGGATTTTCAACCTAGGCGGCTTCAAGTCGCTGGCGTCGATGTTGCCGATCTTAACGCCGGTGGATGCCTTGCGCATCCAGTCAGGAACGCCTCCGACAGACTTTTCAGTGAGTTCGTTGCTCATGATTTCGCTTTCTCATTCATTAGCTTTTCTAAGCTGCGCACGTCGACGAGCCGGTGACCGCCGGGGATCGGCACCTCGCGCAAAATACCTTTTTGCAGCCAGCGCCAGACCGTCTTGCGATTGCATCCCAGCATTTCAGCGACCTCGCCTACCTTGTAGGCGATACGTTTTTCTGGTTCGCGGGGTTTACGGCGAGGCATCCCGATCAGCCTTTTGTGATCGAGATGTAGGGTTGCGCGGTGACTTTGAAAATTTCAGACGGCAGCGGTCGGCCGGCGGCGGTCTCGTCTTTCGCGAAAGCGCCCAACGTTTGCGGATGGACCGTCTCTTGGATCATGCCGGCATTGTTGGTTTGCCTTAACCAGCCGAGTCCCATTTCCTTGTCGGGCATGCTGGCGGTCCAGCGAATATTGACCGTCGCGCGGCCGACGCCGTCAAGTGTAAGTGTCTTGACGTCCTGATTGGTGAACATGGTCGGCAGCTGCTCGTAGCTGAGCGTCTCGATATGCTTATTCAGCAAGGTCATTTTCTCCGCCAGGCTACGCACGGTTTCGCGGAGCTCGTCGAAATGCGCGACGGCGGTGGGAAGATCGCCGGTCGAGAGCGCTTCCTCGGTGTCGCGCGTGGCTCGCTCGAGCAGCGAGTCCAACTTCTGGGCGGCGTAGTCGGCGGCGGTCCGAGTGTCGAATTTCATCATGGCTTCAGTCCTTCTGTGGTGGAGCACCCTTGGCTCTAGGACTGTAATATTGACAACAAAGCAGACTTGTCAAGCGAATTCGGACTTGTCCACAGCGTGATTTTATGGTCAGCTCGTCTCCCTGATCGGGAACCCTGACATGTCGCTTTTGAGTTTCATCACCGCCGTCGTTGCAGCCAAGCTCCTGCCGGCTAACCCTGACGTCGAGACGACGAAGCGAATCGAGGAGCTGGAGCGCGAAAACAAGGAGCTGCAGACGCGACTGGACTCCGCACTGCAGGACGTCGCGGGCTGGGCGTCGATCGCGCACTCATGGCGGGAGCGTTATGAGAACGTCGGACGCGCGGCCAACGGCACGGCGCAGCAGCTGGCGATGCTGAGCCAGTCAGCGATGCAGGCAAATTATCAACTTGGCGCACAGAACCTCTTCAGCGCCGACTTCTGCAATTGCGTGCCGAGCCGCGCTCAGGTGTGGGAAGCTAACGCTTTTTCCTGAAATTCGTGTCGCCTTGCGGCGGCGGCATCACCGGTGAACGCGGCGCATATTGAGCGACGTCGTTCGCCACCCGGCCCTTTAGCTTCGGCGGCCGCTTGGCCATTTTAGGAAAGCCGGCGATCTCGCCGCCCTGACCATGCGGGATTCGTCCGCTAAGTTTCATGGCCGCTTTCCTCGCTTCTCTTTGCGCTGCTCGCTCAGCATGATGGCGACCGCCTGTTTTTGATTTTTTACCACTGGGCCTTTCTTCGAGCCGCTATGAAGCGTGCCAGACTTCCACTTAGGCATGACGTTCCGGGAGGGCATTACGGTTGCGCCGGGTTGAGCGCCGGACCGGGATCAGCGATCTCGCGACTGTGCGTCGTCGCCGCGCCAGCAAGGGCGGTGACCGCGGCCGAAGCGTTGGTGAGCGCAGTCGCCATCGCCGCTTGGGTGAGAGGCGTGTTGGAGCCAACTGTGTTGCCGGCATTGGCCAATCCAAGATTGATCACACGGTTAAGTTCTTCGTTGAAATTGGTGAGCGTCATCATGTCAGTAGCCTCCTGACTGACTGCTGGTGGATCCGCGTCGCTTAGCGGCGATATCAGGCGGCATGACCGGCGGCGGCGGCGGCGCGCCGGGAACTAGATTCCCGGCATTATTGCGATGGAAATTCGCTGCAGCGTCGGCCGTGCTCATGGGCATTGGCTTGCCCGTCGTCTTCGAAATGAGCGCCCCGCGCGCCAGCGCGCCCTGGACCGCGGGATGCGCCGCCGCTGCAGCCGCAACCGCCGGATGGTTGAACAGTCCGCTGAGATCGAGCGCGGTGCCTTGAACGCCGCTATTATACCCACGCGCGTGTCCGGTCACGTCAGCGTTGGGCCGGTCGATTCCGATAAAGGGACTCGCGTTCGCGGTGACGCCGGGAGCCCCACGGCCAAGGTTAACGTTCGCCGGATTGATGCGCCCTTTCTTGCCGCCGCCCTTCGGCGCCGCTGCGGGTGTTCCTGTAGGAGCTTCCATGACATTGCCAGGTCCGCCTCCAATAGGAATCGAAGAGGCCGCCGCGGGCGCGGGCGGCGTCGGCCACATGGGATAACGCATTGTCGAGGGATGGTCAGGTTGCTCGGGATTGGTGACCTGTGGTCCTGGCATACCGCCGACGCCGCTCGGCCGTTGAAACCAGGCATTCGTCGGCGCAGCGTCGTTGGCTGTCGGCGTCGGCGCCATAACGTCAGCCCCGGCGATAGCCGCCCTCCAATAAGGATTAGGAATCGCACGAAGAAGCGAAAACGGGTTGAACCCGCCATCACCGCTGCCGCCAGGTGGCTCTGGCCCGGTCGTGTTGAGCGACGTCCCTCCGGGCGGAGCTGCAGTGCTATCAGTGATCGGAATGGGGCCGCCGCCGGTGCTGATCTGGGTGCTGCCGCTCGGTGCAAGAGCTCCGGGAACGGTGCTCGCGGGGCCGCCTGGCGTCGGCGGGACCGGTTGCCGGAAAGACGCGTTCCAGTCGCTGCCGACTTGATTCGGCGGCCCGACTGAGCCGTCCGGGAACCTGATCCAGCCTTGTGGAAGCGGATCGCCGGGGGCGAAGACAGCCATCAGCTTGCCTTGGCGATGACGCCCTTGATCTGCTGGCGCCGCTCTTCAGGCGCTCGCTGGTCGAATTTCGACATCCACTTATCGACGCCCTCTTTCTCCATCTCTTCGGAGCGCTCACGCTGCTCGTCGGCGATCGTCTTAACCGGCTCGCCGGCCTGCTTCTTCTGCAGTTCCAGCTCGGCCTTGGTCGCGGCGGTTTTGTCTTGAGGATCTTCCGGCGGCTTAGGCGGCGGCGGCGCGGGCTTCGGCGGCTCTGGATGCGGTTGCGTAGCCATATATTCCTCCTGAGAGGCTCCGGGAGCGGATCGAGGAGAACCAGCGAAGGAACCTCGACCACACGGCTGGCCGGCCGGCTCCCGGCGTTAGGGAGCATTAACCAAGTTTCGAAGCAAAGCAATCCCCCGCAGATAGTCGTCGCCCGCTTGACCCCAGTCGATATCGAGGAGGCCAGGTAGGGAGATGTCGATTCGTTCTGGGGGGAACGGAACGTGAGCGATCGCGTGACAGCGCTGCGGATAGGGATAGAGCCATACACTAAAGCAGTGACTATGCGCCGGTGCGGCGAGTGACAGCGCAAGCGGCCATGTTAGAAGTCCGGCATAGCGTCGAGATCGCGCCTTTGTCGCGGCGCCTTGCTTTGTCGATAGCCTCGCCACTCTCTACCCCCCTGCATCGACAGAACATCGTTGGCGCCGAAATCGTCCGGCTCCAAACGCCAGTTTGGCGGGACCGCCAAACCATGCGCCTCGCCCAGCTTCTCCAGCAGTGTTCCATACTTGTATTTGAACTTGTAGTTATCACCAAACTCTTTTTCTAGCACGCCGGCCTGCTCGTATTCCGCCAGCACCAGTGACGCCTCGACTCTGTTGCGCCCGTCATAGATGCGCTTGATCGCCTCGCGCAGTTGCTGGGTGTTAAACCAAGCGGTGATATCCAGACCTTGCTGCACCCGCGCGTCGCCCACGATCGCCCGCGCTATTTCGCGCTCCTTGGACATGGTCGCGAGCACCACATCCTCGTCGTCATGCGACGAGCATGTCAGATCTTCCAGTTCGGCCCGCGTGACCTCGATATCCATGAAATAACGAGCCAAATGCTGGCGAAAAACGACGTTCTTCAAATTGGCGTCGACAATGTCGAAAAAGGGTTTGAGAGTTTGCGCCCACGCCTGAAAGGCGGGCACGGTCATCTTCTTATTTTTGTAGGTGTAGGCGATGATGAAAAAGAAACAGCGATCGGCGGCGTCCTCGCTGCGCAGCCCGATCTTGACATCGTTGGAGGCGATCAACAGACGCGATGGAATGTAATGGTCTTTCTGATTCTCGAATTTGTTCTGTCCAGACACATAGTCAGCGCGGACAATTTTTTTGATTTGATTGATTGCCGCAGCGTTTTCTAAATGCACCTCGTCAATAAAGGTGATCAGTTTGCGCACGAACGGCGTGATCATAAACTTGTTGTCGGAGAGCGAACCAGCGTCGGCTCCTCCAGCCATATTGCCAAATAACGCTTTCATCAATTCATTGCCAAACATCGATTTTCCGATGCCCTGACCGCCGACGATGATCGGGCAGACCTGCGCCTTAACTTCAGGATGTTGTCTGATCCAGGCGATGAATTGCTTTAGCCATTTCATCTGCGCTGCATTGTCCTGGGTCAAAAGCGCGAGCATCCGATCGAGCATGGTTCCGACCTCGCGCATGACGGCTTGGTCTATCGTTGAGACGGGCTTGATGTGAAAGCCGCCGAAATTATTGAGGACCACATATTCGTCGGCCCTGCGCTCATCGTCGCTCACCAGCCCGTAGACGGGCGAAAAGCGCAGGATGGCTCCAGGCTCGGAGCCGGGGAGAAACTCCTGTCGTAGGACGTCTGTGCGCAGCGACGAGCGAGCGTAGAGCCGGAAGGGGTTTTGCGGTTTGCCGCCGACGAAAAGGCTCTCGTTGTCCCACTGGCGGACCAGATCGTCTTGCTTGTGGAAATATGGATAGACGCCCTTCAGCAGCGTCTCGCGATCGATGTAAATATGCTCACTGGTGTCGAGGACATATTGCTCCGACATGCGCTCGATCACATCTATATCGAGGCCGGCGCGAAAGGCGCGACGGATTCCGACTCTGGCGTGTGGGCCGAAGAGCGTCTCAATCGCCGGCCAACCCGCGACCGGCCGATTCCGGTCGAGCGCGCTATCAGCGTGCTCGAAAGCGACGCGGAGCTCTCGCCCCGCGCCAAGTCTCAGACAGTAACGTAGGAGGTCGTCAGCCGAATCCAGGCTATCGACCGGGGCCCAGCATACGCCCTCGAGCGATTTTCCGCGAGCGTTGATGTCGGCGCCCTCGCGGATCTGGCGTGCGATCCAGCCGCCGATCGTCCGTGTCAGGCTCTGATCCCAATCCAGTCCGTCGAGGTAGACCCCGATCCAATAGCCAAGCGTGGCGAAGGCGACCGCCCGACAAATAGATTCCATGCTTGTCGTCGCCATCTGGCGGGCCTCGAGATCCTCGAGCCCGAGCTCGCCGTCGTCGGCCGCCGGCTTGCCGAGCGGGCGCCAGACCATCAGGTCGTTGGCGAAGATCGACCCCGGCAGCGGCCGGCTATGGACATAGACGGGCTTCGACGCCGCAGGCGAATAAGCGATCTTTGTCTCCACCCATTGACCGCCCTTGTCTCGATGTCCGCGCGGCCAGCGATCGCCCCACTTCTCGGGACGATCGGCATGCAGGATGATCGAGGTGATCGGCCGGCCGCGCGCGCCATAGGCGAATCGGGCGTCGACCTTGAGGCTCGCGCAGGCTTCGAAGAAATTCCGGGCCCAGATGTCGTCCGGCGAGGCGATTTGGAGTTCTACGAACCCATCAACGAGACGAACCGCCATATTGCGGTCATCGTTCGGGCTCTGCCAATCCTCGACCGGTGTATTGAGTTTGTGAGATTCTCGGGTGGCGTCATCGGCGTTCGCCGCTGCAGATTCGGGATTCAGCCATATTGCCGTCGCATTAAGACGACGTTTGGCGATCAATTCAATCGTCAAGGCACGTTGAATTATCCGTGCTTCTGTCGGCATTGGCGCACCCGAAAACCAAATCTTTCAACTCGGACTCGGACGCTGTCAAATGAGGGTTGTGGATGAATGTGGAGAACTGTTATGGTTCTCTCGAGACGTCGCACCTCGTCTCGATTAGAACCATCGCGGGCCCCCTGTCTTGGCTTTCAGGGGGCCCTTATTTTTTGCCCGTCAGCCAAAGCTTCTTGTCGTTGAAGAGTTGAAGAGCTTCTGCGCGCGTCTCTGGTGACGCCGAATTGTCAGGGTGAAGCACGATGAGAAGTATTTTAAATTGCTCGAAAGTGAACAGCGGCTTGTAGCCATTGACCAACCGTTTGGCCCTTTGCAGATCCTCGAAAGCCTCGTTCTTCTGTTTCTGCAGGGCGGGGAAAGCCATTTCCTTCCAGGCTTCGAATTGCTGACGGAATTTAGCTTCGATCTCAATTCGCAGCATCCGCCGCGCTTCGGTAAGTTCTTTTTGAAGTTTGGCGCGAAGCGCTCGTTCCAGCCGTTCGAATTTCTGCTTTTGCGTTTCGCTTAGAATCGAGGTGTCGATCGGCGCCTGGATTATTGCTTCTCGTAACCCTTCGACTCGGCCCTTTTCAAACTGAGTCGCTAGATTGACGGTGCCTTCCGCCACGAGGAATTCCTCGGACAGTTTGGGCCGCGGCACAGGCTTATCCGCCTCGACATATACTCGAACGCTTTCGCGGAGTTGTTTGGATCGGCTCCCTTTTGGACGACCTGCCCCTTTAGGATTATCGTTGGTTTTGAGGTGAATTAATTTACTCACAGTGAGTAAATCTCTAAGATCTCTACTGATAGTCTGCTGACTGGCGCCCAGCGCCTTGGCGATACTCTCCATCGTCCATCGACGTTCGCTATAGAGATGTCGGGCAAACTTTTTACGGTCACGGCGCGTCATTGGCGCTCCGCCGATATTGGAAACGAGCGCCAATTTGAGTCGCTCGGCGTCAGCCGCGTCGCCAACGCCGAGCGTCAATTTAACGATGACCGGTTCAATGCCGAGTTCTTTAGCGATCTTCGTTCGCCGATTGCCAACTAAGGTCACGCCGTGCTCGTCGACAATGGCTGGGAATTCCTTCACCCAGCCATGGTTCATCATTGACGCACGCAGATCGGTGAGGTCGACCTCATCAAAACGAAGATTCCTTATGGTGTCGGCAATGGTCGTCATCGATCATTACTCAGCGGCCTTGGCCGCCAGCATCAGCTGCTCGCGAGCGGCGGCGAGACGGGTTTTCAGGGAGATTCCGTTCTCCCCGCGCCATGCGGTGATGATGTCGGCAACGCGCCCCGCATCCTCCACCGCAATTGACATCGTGCCGTTCGCCTTGAGATGCTCGATCACCATTTGCACCGCATGATGAGTGTCAAACGCGCGCCTCTTGGTGATCGCCGTCTCGCCATTAATCGCTTCCAGGAACTGAAGGAACCTCGGCTCCGTATCGCGCAATTCGTCGCACGCAATCTTAACGGTGACCCCAAGCGGAACCTTGCGCGGCGCCCGTTCTGGCCACGTTGTCGGCATTGCCGGCATATACGGCTTCAATGAAATGACCTTACCCATGGATGGACCCCTCCTTTAGAGGCAGGGTTATAAGCCTCTATCTTGACGCTTGTGTCAAGAGACTTTCTTATGTTAGGGTTTGTCTTATGGAAGACGCCTTGCAAGAAGCGATCAGACGGGTTGGTGGTCTCAACGCCGTAGCTCGCGCTTTAGACATCAAGGCGCAGTCCGTCATTAAATGGCGTGTCACGCCGCCGTTACGCGTCATTCCGCTGGAAAAATTAAGCGGCGTTTCGCGCCATCGACTGCGGCCAGATATCTATCCAGCCGACAAGACTGCAACCGCGGCGTCAAGGTAGCCGTCCCAACGCGCGCGATTGAGGTCAATTGTTTTTGTCTCACGCTGTTTCTCTGTGAACCACATCTTCTCAAGATGCAACATGTAGTCCTCGATCGCCACGATGCGCCACTGCTCGCCGGCATAACTCATCCACATGTGGTCGTCGTGTTGATAGCCAGTCTCGTCGCCGTGCGGAATTTCGTTCCAGGCACTCCGCGGCGGCATTACCTTGAGCTTGGCGAGGGCGATAATCGCGTCTGTCGCCGGCGCCGGCCGCCGCTTTCCGTCCTCGAGCGGCGTGGCGTGAAAGCGCCGCCAGCGCGACGTGATCGCGGGGAAGGCGGATTCCTCCTGCAGATAACGGGGCAGATTAGGCCAGCGCAGGCACTCGGTGTCGAATTCCACCGGCCAATCCGGCTCTTCATACTCGACCTGGCCGGCCTCGCGCGGGTTCATGCACGGCCGTAAAAGCGGGTAGAATTGCCGGACACTGGCGTCCCAAACATGTGCCAAGCGCAATTGTCCTTGCCGGTATAGGGCGAATCTGGAATCCACTTCACCCGGCCGACCGAAACGATCTGGCGCAGCCGCGGCAAATAGGGAATCGACTGTTTGCAATGCATCCAGTCGGCGTCGAACAGAAGCCAGGTCGTCGCCTGGTTGGACAGATTCTCGATGATCGGGTGCAGGATTGAGCGCGTCCACGGCGGATTGGTGACGAAAACTAATGGTATGTCATAGCATGTCGTTCGCGCGTCTCCTGGCAGGCCAATGGCGAAAAAGTCCCCATCGTTCAGATGATTGACGAGGCAGTATTCCCCCGGACAGGGATCGATGATCATGAGTTTGGGATCCAGATGCGGCAGCAGCGGCTTAAGGGCCGCCAGCGGGGTTGCGTAATCGTCCTGCGGGCGCCGCGGGAAGTCGGATCGTTTGCCCATCAGTTGAACAGATCCGCGAAACGACCACCCTGCGGGCCGTCAAAGCCGGGTTGGGCCTTGAGCTCGATCACCACGCCTTGGTCGTTGCGCTCGATTTCGTAGGCTTGCATGCGGCCGGCGCCGGCGCGATCGACCGCGATCACGACCACCGCCTCGCGCCGTTTATCGGACTTGGCCGGCTGGAGGTAAGGCTCACCGGGCAGCTGTCTGGTCACCCAGGCTTCGGACATAAAGCTGTAGCTGTCGGCGTGCTCATGCTTCAGCATGAACCGCACCGCATCGGCGACGATGTCCTTCTCCAGGTCGCCGTCGAACGGCGTCCCGACGATCGTCGTTCGGTCGCGCCCCTGGATGAGAAACGTCGGCAGCAGGCTTGCCCCGGGCTGATCCAGCAAGGCGTTTCTGGCGTGCCTGACCGCCGCCTCGGTCAGTTCATTAAGCGTCATTGCGCTTGGCATCCTCGCGCCCCATATCGTCATTGATCGCCTTGATCATCTTTGGCGTCACGTATTTCTCGTACGCCGCCTCGACGCCCATGCCCTCGATCAGCTCGTTGGTCTCTTCGGCCAGATTGGAGGCGCCGTTCGGATAAGAGTCGGCCATCCCGGTCAGACACTTGTAGTAGATCGTGTTTTTACTGACCCCAAACACGCGCGCCAGCACCGGGACTTTCACGCCCTTGCGCCAGAACAGGTTGATGGCGATCCGCTCACGCGGTTTTAGACCGTCGCCGCGGGCGCGGCGCTTGGTCAGGTACATGAGCTCTTGATTCAGATGCGTAGTCATGTGAGTTATATAGTCCTATTCACGGGCAAGCTCAAGGACACTTTTTGAGCTTCGCCATTGCCCTCTGAGTCTCGTGGAGCGCCTTTAGGAGCTTGTCGGGATTGTCCTTGAGCTCCTCGCCCGCGGCGCGCTTTCGCGCAATGCCGCGCTTGAGCGCCGCGGTGAGGTTTTCCAATTGTGGCTCGAATTCCGCGGCCAACTTTTTCAATTCAAGCCAACGCCTTTCGCCCTCGATGAGCTCGCGCAAAAGCGCGCAATAATCCTCGTCGAGCGGCCGGCGCGCCTCTTCCTTTTCGAGCCGGCGGGCCAGGACGTCGAGCGGGTTCAATGAACCACCCGGCCAAACGCGCGTGCGATGCGCTCGCGCTCTTCCTTGTTGTCGCGCTCGACGCGCGGCGCGCGTTCTTCGTTGGCGATGTCGCGCTCGAGCGCCTCGAGCAACTTGCGATCCTTGGCCCGGCGGCTGGCGCCGAACAGCTTAGTCCAATGGTTTGGCATAGCGTTCATGCTCCAGCACTAGTTTCGCCATCGCTATAACGTCGGCTGGAATATGGCCTTCGGTGTAGCTTTCGAGCCAAATTTTGCAAACATACATCGTGTCGGCTACCGCGATAATATGCGGGCGCCAATCGCCGCCATCGTCGCGTGTGGCGCGCATAAATTCTTCAAAACGTTCACTAAAGTGTTTTGTCATTTTTGATCTCCACGGCGCGGCCGGCGGCAAAGCGATGCGTGACCGGATCCAAGCTTTCGACCGATCGCCAGGCGCGCACACTGGTCCACCGGCGCATTAGGTCGCTGACGTAATCGTCCGCCTCCTCGCGAGTCTCGAATCGTAAGCCGTTGCCAACCCACTTGCCGCTCGAGTCGGCTATAACCTCGGCTTTGTAACTAATCGACACGGGTCACCTCAAAGGAGCCGTCAGGCTGCATCACCAAGAGGAAGGCATGGGGGTAGAACACTACGAGCTCTTGATTGATCAGCACCGCCGCCAACGGCCGCTGGAGCGGGTCGCCTGGCCATTTGAGCGCCATATCCTTGCAGAGCTTGAAGCCGCTGCTCGATCGATAACCACCGCCATGAGCATAACGATCGTTCAATTGATCCTTGACCGAGCGCGGATCGTCCGGCCACAGGATGTCCGGCAGAAAGCCGAGATGCTCGATGGTGAAGCCTGGATCGAAGGTCGCCCAGCGCTCGCCGGCGAGCGCGAGGCGAAGGTTTTCTGGCGTGATCATTCGCATGCAACGTCGCAGAGCGCGGCTAGGATGATCATTTTTGACATTGTAAACTCCTGATTCGGCGGATGGCGCCGGCCTTGCCCGCCCTTCGGGTGTGCCAACTGGCGGGCAAGAACTGCACCTCCTTTCTCAGGCCGCTAGAATGGCGGCCTTGAAAGCGTTTTTGTTCGGCCAAGCGTCGGCGCCGTACAGGCGCGCGGCTTGCGCCTGGTGGGGGCCGAGGGTGAAAACATTCATCCGGCGGTCGATGCGGTAAATACAGCTGTGGTCGCTGAACTTGACCGCCTGGACGAGGCCCCGGTGAGTGGCCTTGACCACTTTGGCGACGCGCCAGTCGACCGCGTGGATGGCGACGTAATCGCCATTGGAGGTTTTCATCGAATCCCTTCGTGGATCATCTGGCGCAACAAGCTCAACAGAGCTTGTTCGTCAGAATCGGGACGATCGTCAGTGCAGTTGACGACGTAACCCATGGCCAGAGTCAGGGCATAGGCGCTATTCAACGCGGGTGGATGACCCGCCTCGCACCAAGCGTTGTAAGCCGCGAGGGCTAATTTTCGAGATTCAAGCATCACATCACCTTTGTTATGCATTCAGGACCAATAGATTCCGGGACAGTCAGGGCGCGGCCGCAGCGGCCGCAGCGGCCCATATGCGAGACTTCCAGCTGCGGCGTTAGGCGTCCGCTGGCGGAACGCTCCCAAAACCAGCGGAAGGCTTTCACACTGGGGGCTTCGTTGCCGATTTTAGCCTTCGGGCCGCCGTGGAAGAACACGCCGCGGCGAATGAAGCCGAGATAGCGGTAGTCGTTGCAATTGTCGG